AGATTCAACGGTAGTTTACAATCGCTAGCCATTAGTCTATGTATTCCTTCAATGCATTCATTAATGAATAGGAAACTTCTAGTTTGTGTTCCAGGTCCCCAAACCTCAATTGTATCTCCTTCTTTGGCCTGTGCAACTTTTCTGCACAATGCTGCCGGAGCTTTTTCACGGCCGTCATTCCAAGATCCCAACGGACCGTAGATATTATGCAGTCTAGCAATTCTAATATCAATGCCGTGGTTTCTATTATAGGTTAGATAAAGGCGTTCACTGAATAACTTTTCCCAACCATACTCGCTATCCGGGTCTGCAGGATATGCACTTTCTTCACTGCATAACGGATTATCAGGATCCTCTTGATTGTGCTCAGGATATACACAGGCGCTGCTAGAATAAAACACCTTTGGTTGTTTGTACTTTACCATTGCATCTAAAACATTGAGATTAATTGTTACAGAGTTGTGCATAATATCTGCGTCATTAAGACCTGTACTAATAAATCCTGCACCGCCCATATCGGCCGCCAATTGATAAATTTCATCGTAACGGTGTTTGGAAATTACTGTATTAACTAATACTTGATCTCGTAGATCATATACATAAAATTCATCAGCTAGAGTTGGACTAAAATCTGGGCGTTTCAAATCCACCCCAACAACATAATGTCCTGCTGATTTAAGACTGTTAACTAAGTGGTTTCCGATAAAGCCTCCGGCTCCGCACACTAATATTTTTTTATGTTCCATATTTTTCTACCAAGTTGTCTATTTCGATATTTCGCATTGTATTTAAATGAGCCGCATTATAAGTTACTATACCCTTCACTGCATGAGTGAAATTTATTTTTACTTCGTCTGACCAGTTAGCAATTTGTGTTAATATTGAAATTATCATTTCGAATCTTTTTTTATCATCGGTCTCCTGATCGTAACTTTCGTCCCAGAACTCTCCAAATGTTTTGAATCCCATATCTTTGATATGCTGTAAACTTCTGGCTGCTCCAACTAACACAAACGGTTGCATAAAAGCAATTGGCTTGTATGTCTTTTCAGTTATGTGTATTGTTTTATTAAAAAAGTAAGTTTCAGTAACAATGTTAATTAATGAACTATCATATAGATGTTTTACAGGATCTGCACTACTTTCCATAGGATATCTGCTGAAATTAGCATTGTCTAGTATCAAGGGCAATAGTTTATCTGCCTCTAAAACATCAGTACTATCTACACCCATATCAGAAAATTTAGTTAACAGATATTTAGAATTCTCAATAAATGACCTATTGGACTCGGGCTGTATTTTGTCCATACTATAATAAGATTGATCCGTTAGCCCTGCTTTAACCATTTTTAAATAAAGCATTAATCTATGATCGTTATATCGGCGATTAAAACATAGGAATGTTTTTTTCCTAGGTCCTGGTTTGTATTCAGTAACTGTGCTCAACGCCGAACGAACATCGCATTTATCAATTCTAAATATTGGAAAATATTCTATATGCATTTCTGCAATCTTTCCGTTCCGTTGACAGTAATCGTTGTAAATTTGTTGTCCGTTGTAACAATTAGAAAGATACACTATCTGCGTTAACGGAATGTTCTTAGAACTAAAATAATTAGACATATGATCTAAAAACTCGTCGTCCATATAACCCTCATATAACACAGTTATTAAAAAATAAGCTGTCTTACTTCGTATTCTATTCAAAACTTCGTTATGTATTTCGTTGTTGTCAAAGAATCCATCTGCACTGTGAAAATTATGAAATTTATCTCTATAGTGAAATGTAGCCCAGTTCAACTCATATAAGAAAGATGTTGAAGGTAATTTATATGTGGAACATATATTAGAGTCAACTATTCGTGTATGCAGGTGAGGTTTTTGAAATAAATCTCCGCTTAGTTGCGGGAAATGATAATCAACTGATGCAGTCATTATATCAGCTACTGTAGGTAACCTGTTGTTTGTTATAGGCCCGTTAGGTCCTATCCATTCGTAAACAAAATTAATCTTCTTACTCATCTTTACATTTGTTATAAAAATCTGCTAACTCGGGAAAGGTCGCAACAAAGTCTGTGCCGCGCCTACGGTCATATTCCGCAAACCAATTATAAAAATCTTTGCGACCTTCTCGTAATTTGTCATCACTATAGACTGTAGTTTCCATATAGTCGACAACACGGCGGAACTTTTCGTATTCTAAATTAGTAAAATATTCAGTACTTCTATCATAGATATTTGATTTAATAAATTCTAAATTCTTATACATATAGGGCATAAATTCTGCCTTTGGAAGAATGTTCATGTCGTACTGTAGGGGTTCTTTTAAATAAGGCGTATCGAATCTAATGCGTTGCTCTCTAGATTTAAACACATTGTTATGCTTTTTTCTCCACTGTAATATTTTTTGTAACAAGGTTTGAAAATTAGGCACTGACAATATGTTAAATGTAATCATAAAAGTGATTGGCAACGATGTTTTCTGCATGTAGGTTTCAAAATTTTGTTCCCAGGATTCTAAATTTAATCCGGTTCTAATATACTCTGCAGGTTTACCCCAAGTATCAATACTGGTAAAAATTTTAAAATCTTTTATCTTTTTTGAATTTATAAGATTAGTAGCTCGCTCTGCTAACCTTTCAATAAGGACTGGTTTAACTCCAAAGTTACTGTTAATATTCAATTCTAAATTAGGCAGAGGATTTTTATCTAAATCATCTAGTAATCGCCATGTACTTTGCTGTAATAGCGGTTCGCCGCCGGTGATGCGCAAAATATTAAGTGTTTTTCTAACTTCGGGCCACCAACGCCACCATGCTTCAACATAGGGATTGGTTTCTTCTTCGTAGACTTTGAACCAATTTATGTCCCCACGATGATTCTTGACCATGTCGTAGGGTCCGAAGTCTTTGATCTCTTTGTGATAGCTACTGCTGTGCTTAGGATGGCAATAACCGCATTTAAAATTGCATTCGTTTCCAAATGATATTTCAATGTATTCTGGATTTATATTTTGATCCCAAGGCCCTGTTTTAATTTCGTCAAATCTTTCAGGGGTGTAAATTGTGCTGTTGCGTTCTTTTCTATCGCTAACATAGTCATCTCCCATTGACTCAATATTCCAACAGTATTGACAACCGCTGGGCTTTTCACCGTTAAGCATTTCCAGTCTTTCCATTTTCTTTTGACTGGTATTGTGTAATGCACTGGGATCAATAGCTATCTCATCTAGCGGAATTTTATGCGGTCTTGGATGATAGCAACTATGCGTTTCACCTGTTTGCAAATATATCGTAGTATGATGCCATTTAGCCATACAAAATGTAGGCGAAACCTCATTCATAATAGGAATAAATTTCTTTATTCTGTCGACATTGTTATTAGGCATTTTTCAAATTCTTCTTTAAGCCAATCAAAGTCATTTATCTTTGACAGCATTTTTTTATTACCCATCCACTGGTATCCAAATGTTTTTCCAGATTTTGCTCCTGCAATAGCAAACTTACCAAATGGTTTATCGTTACCTTTCTTTGCCCAGATTTCTAATCTTTCGTCTGTTTCCATTGCATACTTACTGTCAATTACTTTACTGGCTAATTTAACACATTCTCTAAATGCACTACGCCAAGTTGTAAACTCATCTGTGTTGAATGCCGTAATATTACTGACTTTAGATATCACTTTTATATTTGGAGTTATACTGGTTGTCATGTCAACTGAATTAGGATTCATTGCTAGGGTTAATTTCTTAGGCAATAATTTAACTCCACCGTAGCCATACTCTAAATCATTTACGGGATTCTTACTGTGCCAAATATGTACACATTCTAAATCCCACTTAGGTACTTCATAATCAAAACTAAAGTCGTCGACTATTTCTGCATCTGCATCAACTACCCAAAACATTTTAGTGAACGATTGTTTAGCTGCAAGAATATGAGCATTGTGTATGCCTTTTATTCCGTCTATTCTCCTAGCTAATGGAAATCTAGATTTTAATTTTTCGTAATTTGCATCAGCATTAGGTTCGTTATAACTTATAAAAAATATATCGTATCTCATCTTAAATAGGTATTAGTAAGTTTAATGGTTTCTTCGTATAGGTCTAGAGTATATTTGCTTTGTTTAGCATCCAGGTAAGGATAATCAAATCCTATACCTCGTTTGATGTGATAACCTAGATCTTGTATATCATGCTCAAGGTTAGTATGATTTACATTTTGTTCAAAGATATTTCGTAATACTTCAAAGTCGCGTACATCAACATAATTCCACTCAGTGCAGTTAGTCATCCATTGTCCAAGTCTTGC